TTACATGATGGGGGCTTGCAGTGTCCGCGTTGTGGCCCTATATAGGACACATACGCAATCAACCAAGGAGACTGACATGACCATCCAAGCAATCCTCGACGCCGCCTTCGCCGACCTGAACGCACAGATGCTGGCACGCCAGTTGGAGTGGGCGTACCAGCGCCACGCCGCAGTCACCGCTCTGATCGAAGAGCTTTCGCCCAAGCGCCGCAAGATGGGTGAGTGGGCATATTACGATGCGGTGTTCGCCGCTGCTGGTGGTAAGACATGGTTCAACCTGCTGACCTCTGGTGGCATCCTGAAAAACGTCACCAAGAACGTCGATGCGATCATCAAGAACCGTGACGCAAAGATCATCGCGGCGCTGAAAAAAGTCGGCGTCACCGAGATCGGGCCGTTTGATCTGGTTCACACCAGCGATGGTTTCGAGGGCACGTTCGACATCGACGGCCACCGCGTCACGATCAAGACGATCTTGGCAGGCGGATACAACATCCAGTGCCTTCACCAGCGCACCACCGTCAAGGTGCGCTGACACACTTGCGCGCGGGCACATTGTGGGCTAAGTGTGGCCATCGGAAACAGGAGAGCAAGATGAAAGACAAGATTATCAAAGTGCGTGTCACCTCATATCAATTCAGCGTCATTGCGCGCGCGGCGGCAGAGCGGTCTATACCGACATCGACCATGATCCGCTGGATTGCAGTTCAGGACGCGGTGAATTTTCTACAGGAACGCGACATTGATCTGCGTGAGATCAATGTCTGACGCGCCAAAGCACAAGGTCAATGGCCGCAACAAGGGCGCGGCGTTTGAGCGAGAAATCGCCAACGAAGTCTTCCTGCACCTTGGCGTCAAGCTAAAGCGCGATCTCGAACAGTATCGCGCTGGCGACCACGGCGATCTGATTGCAGATGATCGCGACTGGCCGTGGACAATTGAGTGCAAGCGGTACGCCAGTGGCACAGGCTGCAAGCCAGCATGGTGGGAACAGGCGCGAAAGGCGGCGGCGGCAACAAACTTGCATCCTGTCGTCGTTTACAAGTATGACCGCCTGCCTATCCGGGTGGTTATGCGGGCATCCGTGATGGCTCCAATGATGCCAAAACATTACCTGATCGAAATGGGTCTTGACACGTTTTACTACGTTACACGCGAAATCATGGCAACCAACAGGGAGTTACGGACATGATGATTATGGGAATGCTCAATGAGCAGTACCACGCAGCTGAGGGCATTTCGTCGTCGGCTGTTAAGACAGTGGCCAACAGCACGCTGGCGCACTGGAAGGGCGAGGTGCGCGAGAGCAAGACTGCGTTTGATCTCGGCACGGCGGTGCATTCGCTGGTGCTGGAGCCGCATCTGGATAACGTTGTCTGCGGGCCAGATGATCGCCGCAGCGTTGACTGGAAGGCAAAGTATCGCGCCGCGACGATGAACGGCCAGTTGCTGCTGACCAGCGGCGACTTTGAGCAGGCGCGGTCGATGTCGGGTGCAGTGCTGAACAATGAAAACGTCAGGCTGATGCTGGAAAACAAGTCAACGGTTATTGAAGCATCGTTCTTTGCTGATGATCCAGACACTGGCGTTAAGGTCAAGACGCGGCCCGATGCATTCGTGCGCGACCGCAGCTTGGTGATCGACATCAAGACGACACTGGACGCCAGCCCGGCTGGGTTCCAGCGCGAAATCCGCAAGTACGGCTATGACATGCAGGCCGCGTTTTACTTGCGCACGCTGCGTCTGGCTGGCGAGGATGCCGACCAGTTTATGTTTGTGGCCGTTGAGAAAAAGCCACCGTATGCTGTGTGCATCCACATTTTGTCTGATGCGTACCTGCAGTACGCACATGAGCGCGTCATACATACGCTTCACCGAATTGCGCAGGCCGAGGCGGCGGGAGAGTTTCCGACCGATTGGCCTGCCGTAAATGTCGTTCAGCTGCCGCAGTGGCTGGCCGACACCACCGACGACTTTAGCAACACAGGAGAGTAAAATGGCGAATGAAGATTTTTTGAAGGTGATCGTGCCTGATGTGGAGCTGCTATATCCGCGCCTCGCGGCCACGTACCGCTACAACACGGCTCAGAAGAAATCTGAGCAGTGCCAGCCCACCGCTAATGGCGCGGCCTACACGGTCAACTGGGTGATGTCCTTTGACGATGCGGCCAAGCTGCACGCAAAACTCAAGGCGCACTTCATGGAGCGCAAGGCAGTCAACGCCAAGATCGGCGAGTTTCGTACCGTGTTCGGCATGAAGAAACGCGAAGATGGCCGCGTTGAGTTTCGCGCCAAGCGCAACGGCACCAAGGGCGATGGCACCGTCAACACGCCGCCGGTGGTCATTGGCGGCGACAAGTTGCCGCTGGCGGACCCAAACGTCTGGGGCGGATCAATTGGAACGATCCGGTTCTTTGCAGCGCCAACTGTGGATCCAGATGGTAACCACGGCATCAGCCTGTTCTTTGATGCGGTGCAGATCACCAAGGCCGTTTACGGCGGCAATGGTCTGGATGACTTTGCCGAAAAGCCAATGGAGAAGTCGGCAGCAGCCGACCCGTTTGCCGATGCTGGATCTGCAAATCCGCCGCCGCCTGCAAGCCGCAATGATATGGACGACGAAATCCCTTTTGATTAAGGGGGTTAGGCCAAGAACGGCGTAAGCTGCTTGACCCCTAATACATTCACCTTTAGAGTTGATGCCATATCAACTTTAAAGGTGGCCAAATGGAAGTGAGACCAATCCCTAAGATCAACGGCGCTTTTGCCCGTGAGGATGGAATGATAAAGCTGCCTCAATCTATCTCAAAAATGCCAAATGGTGGAGACAGAGTTTATGCCACAAAATGGAAATTTGGAGTGAAGACACGGGCCGCGAAAAGTGCTTTGCACGAGTTTTATGGTTTTGTTTACAAAGGCAAAAACTACAAGGTACATCGACTTGTTTGTGAGGCGTTTTACGGACCAGCCCCAGATGGGATGACAGTGGTATTGCACTTAAATGAGGATGCCCTAGACAATAGGCCAGAAAACCTGAGATGGGGAACTCAAAAGGAGAACCTTAATATGCCAAAGTTTATCGAATACTGTAAAGGCAGGACTGGCGAGAATAGCCCATCTGCTAAAGCCAAGGCTAAGTCCTAAAAAAAGAAAGACCGCGCCGGGGGAGTACCAGCGCGGTCAAATGTGCAACACAGGCGGGGTATCGCACGAAATGACTTTAGCTAAAAATACAGCAATAAACAAGACGCAAATGCTGGTTGCGCACGGCGCGCTGGACACCAAAAAACATAATGCATCGGCGACATATGGCGGCATCAGCCTGCGCGAGATCTCACAACTGGTGATGAAGCCGCAGGCCATCGACAAAAAATCAGCGTCATTCATCATCGCATCAGATTACCGCGCCAGTGATGGCCGAGAGCATCAGGCGCAGCGTGAGCGTGGAAATTTCTGGATGCTTTGCGTCGATGTGGACAGTGGCAACCCGACGATGTTGGAAGTGGCCAGTGCCGTGCGCGAGGTTTGCGGCAAGTGTGCGATGCTGATTTATTCCAGCGCATCGTCAACATCCGAGGCGCGCAAGTGGCGGGTGCTGATCCCTCTGGCCCAGCCGATCAATGGCCAACTGTACGTGCGGATTCAGCTGGCGCTGTTTGAGGCGCTGGCGCTGTTTGGCATCACGGCAGATGGCGCGCTGGCCAGAGCTGGCCAGCCAGTATTCCTGCCTAACGTGCCGCCAGAGCGCCGGGGCGAGGATGGCCAGCCGCTGTTCTATGAATTTGAACGTGACGCGGGCGATGGATACTTTGACTGCACCAAGTCAATCCTGCAGGAGCGGGTGGACGCGATCCTACAATGGGAAGCCGAGACCGAGCGGAAGGCGGCAGAGGATCGCGCGCTGCGTCTGGCCAATCGCGAAAAGCGCGCGAAGGATTATCCGCAGCAGCAAAACCCGGTGGACGTATTCAACGAGATGCACAGCATCAGCGATCTACTGCTGATGTACGGTTATGAGCGCGCGGGCAGCAGCGCGCAATACAAGAGCCGTTACCAGTCCAGCGGATCTTATGCGACGAAGGATTACGGCACGCACTGGGTGAGCCTGTCAGGCAGCGATGCGGCGGCTGGTGTCGGCTCGGCCAAGTCCATTGGCGACAAGGCATATGCTTGGGGCGATGCGTTTGACCTGTTTGTGCATTACGAGCACCGGGGCGACTTTAAGGCTGCAGTGCGCGCATATGGTGAGCAGATCGATCCGCGCCAGTCAGATCCGTTCAGCAAGCCAAGCGTGCCTGCCAGCGCAGTGCCAGAGGTGTCTGACCTGGATGACTTCAGCGTGGCATCGGCCACCGTGGCGCAGCAGGATGACGCAGCGCAGGAAAGCATCGACACCGCGCCGCCAATCCCTGACGTAACAAGCGGGCCTACATTCCCGACGCCGTATACGATGTTTGATGAGGCAAATCTTAGGCCGCGCCAGTGGATCTATGGCAGGCATTACCTGCGTTCATTTTGCAGCGCGCTGGCAGCCGGCGGCGGTAATGGCAAGACATCACTGCAGATCGTTGAGGCTCTGTGCATTTGCACTGGCAGGCCGCTGTTGGGTGAGCCTGTACATCAGCGCACCCGCGTTTACCTCGTTAACCTTGAGGACCCGATCGACGAGATGCAGCGTCGGGTGCTGGCGGCAATGAAGCATTACGGCATCAGGCGTGAAGAGGTTGAGGGATGGCTGTTTCTAGATGCCGGGCGCGACTTCAACATGAAGTTTACGGCGCTGGTGCGCGGCGAGGTGGTGATCAACGAGGCGCTCATTCAGCACCTGCAGGTTAAGATCACCGAGCATGACATCGGACTGACCTTCATTGACCCGTGGGTCGGCGCAAATGACATTAACGAGAACGACAACGGCCAGATGAACAAAGCTGTCGCGCAGGTTCGCCGCATAGCCGATGTCACCAACAGCGGTGTCTGTTTGGTCCATCACATTCGCAAGACGGGCGGCGAGGATGCTAACATCGACAGCGTGCGCGGCGCTGGCAGCTTGATCGGGGCCGTGCGCGCGGCCCGCGTCATCAACCGCGTCAGCGTTGAGGATGCAATGCGCATGAGCGTGCCGGAGGCGGATGCCACGGGCATATTTCGTATTGACGATGGAAAGGCAAACCTAGCACCGCCGTCAAACAAATCGACATATTATCGGATGAAGGGCGTTCAGATCGACAACGGCGAGTGGGTTGGCGTGTCCGTGCCATTCATCATGCCCGACGCGTTTGATGGCGTGACAGCGCGCGATGCGATGGCCGTGCAGAAATTGGTTGGCAATGCTCCAGATCCGATGCGCGAAGACGTGCGCGCAAAAAACTGGGTTGGACATGCCGTGGCCGAGGCGCTGAACCTAGATTTGGATAAGCCAGAAGAAAAGTCACGCATCAAATCCATCGTGCGCAAGTGGCTAGATACCGATGTGCTACGTAGGGAAATGATGCCAGACAGCCGCGCCGGGCGTGATGTCGCGGCCATCGTGGTGGGCGTCTGGATTAATGGCGACGAGGCCAGCAGATAGCATTGACAGGGCCACGCTATGGTATTAGATGTGGCCCTACTGCAAACAAATGGGAGTGTAAAGTGATGAGCAATAAATTAGCGGCTGAACTGGCGGATAAAATCGAAGAAACGGTTGAGGCATTTATACGGGATCACAAGTTAGAACCGTCGGACGCCATTAAGGCGCTTCAGTCTGCGTTGCTGAAGTTTACCTTGAGTGTGTCGGTCGATGGCAAGGAGCTGCACGCGCTGATCGTTATGGCTGCGCAGCTGCATCAGATGTTTGGCAATTTTGTAGGCTACATGGACGATGCGGAAACGGACGCCGCCGAGAGCCAGAAGCATTAGAGAGATGGCCACCTCTAATAAGCGCCTGCATGCAGTGGCGACATCGTCGTTGTCGCATGTGGGCAATGATATCCGCAGTATAGACTTTGAACTTATGGCTGTCAGCATGGAATTGGAAATGCTGGCAGTCAAGATGAGTGACGCAATGTGGGAGGGCCGTTTAGACACACTAAATGGCGTGCTCTACCAAATCATGCTGAAGCGCACGATGCGCACAATTTTACACAGACGCCGCAGGGTGAAACTTAGGGAGACGAAAGAATGAAGAGCGTATATTTAATTGCTAGGGTGTGCCATGAGGCCAACCGCGCATGGTGCGCCGCCAACGACGACTTCACCCAACCATCATGGGAGGTCGCGCCCGACTGGCAGATCGACAGCGCCATTAATGGAGTTTATCATGCGCTGATTTATCCAGACACCACGGCAGCGGAGAGCCATAGCGACTGGATGGCAGACAAAATCGCAGACGGCTGGGTGTATGGCGAGGTCAAAGACCCTGTTGCTAAGACGCACCCCTGCATGGTCCAGTATGATGACCTCCCAGAGTTTCAGCGCAAGAAGGACGCGCTGTTCCTCGCCATCGTGAGGGCATTGGCATGACTGATGACCTAAAACCCTGCCCGTTTTGTGGGGGTGACAAGAATATGATCTGCAAAACGGATTATGATGGCGCAGATTCTTATGCAGTTTCTTGCCGATACCAAGAATGCCACGGGGGAATCTTTATGCTAGGCTACGGGTATTTTGCAGATAAAGCTGAAGCCATCGCCGCATGGAACACCCGCGCTGTTGACCCAGCCGACATCCGTGAGGCTGCGCTACGTGAGGCCGCGAAATTGTGCGATAGATACGATTATCTTAACGCGCAAGGCATAAAGCCTATCATCCTAGCCCTGACTGGAGAGAAGAAATGACCGATGAAGAACTGATAAAACGGCTGCGGGGGCGCTCGCAGTTTTGCCGTGATCGTGGAGAATTTAAAAGCCCAGAACTACTGGATGACGCCGCTAACCGCATTGAGGAGTTGGTAAAGGAATTGGCTGAAGCCGATGCCCGCGCCCTGCGATACAAATCAGAACGTGATGGGCAGGCGCGCAAGATAAGTGACGCGCAGAGTTTAGACACGGCAAGCTTTGAGGCCGAGCAGAAGATCGTCAACCAGCGCGGGGAGATCAACATCCTGCAGGCACGCGCCGAAACAGCAGAGGCCAAGCTGGCTAAGGCTGTGGAGTTTATCCAAGAGGTTCGCCGTAATGGAGATACACGCCTTGCTTTTATGGCTATTGCCGTGCTGGCTGAACTGGAGAAAACAGAATGACTGAAATTTTGATTATGCTGTGGGTCGTCACAGGGTGTGCTGGCGTACTTCACATGCACTACATTGTGCGCCGAGAACTACATCGAATATATGGAAACAGGTATCCAATGGATTCGAATCTATTTGATTCAGCATCGATTATGCTTTTTATGATCGGTGTTATTGGCGGACCACTTTGTTTTCTTGCTACGCTTATAGCTTTTCCACGGAGTTTTTTTAAATGATCACCATATGGACCATCATGGTCATCACCTTTGGCGAGGGCCAATTCCAAGGCTACGAGACGTTTCTGCCGTTCAGCAGCAGCAGCATCTGCGGCGAAAACATCATGCCGATGCGCGCGCAGTTGGAAGAGGATGGCTTGGAAATCGCAATGATCCGCTGCATCAAAACCACCATCGAATCGGGACAGATTGAATAATCATAGCGCCATTTAAGCATCTAGAATGGCGGAAATGAGGCTTCCACAGTTGCTGTTTTGAACTGTGGTGAACTGTGGAAACTGTGGAAAATCGAACATTACATCGGCCACATTTTTTCCACAGTTAATATACCCCCCTTTAGGGGGGGATAACTGTGGAAATAACTGTGGTGATGTTTCAGCGGAAATTGATGTCAATGAACTGTGGAAGGACTGTGGAACACGATGGCAAAAGCAGCGGGCAAGAAGTCGGTGGTGAAGCGGCCAGTCAGGCACATGAAGTCTGACAGGATCGTCAGCCCAAAGGTCAGCGTCGAGGAACAACAGTGCGACACGATGGTCGGGGCGCTGGCGTACGACACGCAACGGATGGACTGGAAGTGGGGCATCGGTAGGCTCGAGGAGCTGGTGTCTACCGAGACGGCGGCAAAGTATGGCTTGGCGATGGCGCGGCTAAATCAGGCTATGGACGCACACTGCGTAGGAGACGTTTCTAGGTGGGTTGAGAGCTGTCGGCGGGGGTTGGTCATCATGGACGCCGAGGCGCTGTCTAGGGGCCATCTGGCGCTGCCTACGGACGTGTGGGAGGTCGAGGCGGAGGGCATCAAGTTTGTTCTGGTGCGCGATGGCAGAAAATGGCAGGATGTGGCCGAGCGCCTGCCTGACGCGCGCATCATCACAGAACGGGAAATGGTGCTGGCTCTTGCCGCGTACAAGGACAGCCTGCTAAGTCAGGTGGTGGATGCGGCGCGCAAGCATTTCGGGGCGGCATCAGAGGTGACTGAAATCAGATCTGCGGCGGATGACGCGGCGATCATGGAAGATGATGGGGAGTTGATATTTTGAGCTATGAAATCGGAAGTGGCGGAGAAGTTGGCGCAAAAATCGCTAAGGGCAGCAACTATGTGACGCTGGCGGAAATGATAGCTGCGCAGGCAACTGAGCGTGCTGAGGAAGCACAGGCGAAGGTAGCATGCGGCTACGATATACCACTGCGGGCGCAGCTGCTACGTGAGGCGGAGGAAATCACGTGCGGTAACCGGCACATGGATTACGGCGATCCAGTGGAAAACCATGAGCGCATCGCCCGCATCGCGTCAGAAGCGACTGGGCATCAGTTAACGGCGCATGACGTGGTCATGGTGCTGATCGCTGCCAAGATGGCACGCGCACGCATCAGCCCAACGAAGCGCGACCATTACGTCGACATGATGGCATACGCTGGCATCGCATATGAGTGCGCGATGGCTTCGGATGATCCTGATGCCTGACATCATTCGCATCATTATGATGATGGATGTTGATCATGAAAAATGTGATCCCAATGAGGTTGAAGATCTGGTAGACATGTGGACTAACATCCTGCAGTCAGAGCTGGATGATGGAACGGATGTGCAAGAGCTGTGCCTGTCGATGTCTCGAGCGTTGAAAGCAATATTGAATGATGTGTCTGACGACGGCGTGACGCTGCATTGACTGGGCTGTTGTTGGCGGCGCTTTTATTTTTGTACGATATGCTGTACAATTCGCGGCAGCGACCGCCCCGCACGGGCGAGATGAGAGGACTGATGAAACCATTTCCCGCATATAAAACCTTTTCGGTGCAAAAGCTGGTGCCTTACGCCAGAAACAGCCGCACACATTCACCTCAACAAATCGACAAAATTGCCGCCAGCATCAAGGAGTTTGGTTTCTTGAACCCGATCATCGTCGATGGGGACAACGGCATCATCGCCGGGCACGGGCGCGTTATGGCTGCCCAGAAACTAGGTCTGGCCGAGGTGCCGGTGATCGAGGCGGCGCACCTCACAGAGGCGCAGAAGCGCGCGTTTAACTGGTGGCAAATGCAAAATACTACTAAATCAAAGCAACCTTCCGATGTGAGGTTACAAGATGCCTAATTCATCGCCACCTGATCAAACACATATTCCGACGGACATGCAACGCAAGCTCGTGCAGCTGCACGCCAGCGTGGGTACTCAGCAGGCTGTTATTGCAGACATCATAGGAATTGACGCTAAAACACTGCGCAAGCATTACCGGGAGGAACTTGACCAAAGCATGGCGAAGGCCAATGCTCAGGTCGGTGGTGTCTTGTTTAACAAGGCGCTTGGCGGGGACACCGCTGCTATGATTTTCTGGATGAAGACCCGTGCGGGGTGGCGTGAAAAGCACGATGTGGAGCATTCCGGCCCAGATGGCGGCGCGATCCCCGTCGAGATCAAGCGGACCATCGTTGACCCCAAGGAGTGAGACGTGGCGATATTTGACATCCCGGTGAGCGCACGGCCAGAGAGCGACATGCCTGTCGGTCAAGACGAGATGGGGCGCATGGTCTACCGCACCGTGACTGGGCAGACGTACACGCTGCCAGAGCCACCGCGCATGACGCCGCAGCCGGGGCCGATGCAAGGGCCGCGCGCGTATGCTGCGCCTGACCGGATGGCAGGGATGCGGCAGTATGCGTCGCAGCTGCAGAACATCCTCGGCGCGTACAATGAAGAGGATCTGCTGGCCGCTGGCTACACGCCAGCCGAGGTGTCGGCATTTGCAACCGGGCAGCAGCGCCCGCTTCGTGATAATCCGTCTATGGCGGCTTTTCAGCAAGAATTTAACAGAGACCGCCAGCTTCCGTCTAATGTTGCTATGGCAGAGCCGCGCACGCCGACCATAATGGAAACTGCCACTGGCGCGCTGCAAGACCGCCTGATGCAATACGCTGGCATGGATCAATATACGGCACGGAAATATGCGAAAGATGTGCTGGGTGATCCAAACGCTGCAAACATACTCGACAGCATGGGATTGGTTGACATCGCAGCTATGATCCTGGGCGGTGGCGCTGTGACTGCGACGGCTAAGGGCGTGGGGCTTGCTGGTAGGGCAGCGATGGCGGCGCCTGCGGCCATAACGGGCATGTTTAGCGCTGAGGAAGGCGCGCGGACTGCGGCGCAAGGTTACCAGCAGGGCGACGCACTGACGACCGGGATGGGCGTTGCGCAGGCGGGCTTGGGCGCGCTTGAGGCGGTGCCGTTTGCTGGCGCTGCTGCAAGGGGGCTGACGTCTACTGCGCGACGGATGGATCCCAACACGATGTTTAGCTTGGTCGGGCCGCCTGTGCCGCCGCAGACTGCGCGTGTTGCTGAGACTGCTGCGGATGCAGCAACTGGCCGCGCGCCGTTGACATTTGATGAGGTGCAGCGCGCGATGCAGGAAGCGCCGCTTGTGCCTGCAATAGCCGTGCCCGAGCCTGTAAAAGCCCCGCCTGTAACAATGGCAACCGCAACCCTACCGCCGCCACCCACAGCGTCGGATGCGCTTCAAGCCCCCCCACCAGCCTTTGTGCGCCCAGTCCCGGTTGAGGCAGCGCCAAAGGTTTCCCCGGAAACGGTGGCCAGGCTTGTCACAGCCCCAGAAATCAGCATCATTGCCAGAGACGTCCCAGTTGATAACGTTGTTAGAGTTCAAGAGCAGATTGCTCAACAAAAAGCAGCGTTCCCGGAGGCTGAAGGCTGGCAACCCAACTCAATGGAAGTGTCAAAAGTAAACCCAAAAAAAGACAGGTTTGAAGTTGTCTACAAGGGCGTTCCTTATAAGTATGACAAGCCGCCAATGGGTGTATCTTCCGACGACTGGCAAAAGATTATGGTCCAGCGCCAAGTGCAAGAAATTAAAGACCTGGCAGACCGCGTCAGAGCAAAAGATCCAGCAGCTATTGCTATTGTAAATGAGGCAAACTGGTATCGATCAATGCGCACCAGCCTGCGCAAAGAGTTCGGCGGTATAGGGGATGTGTTTGCTGATGTTCTGGGCGCAACATCGGCGCAAACTGGCGTTGAGATGAACTGGAACAACAGCATTGAGATTTTGCGGCGGTTCAGCCGTGGAGAGTACGACAAAGAAATTAGCATGTATAACGAAATGCTAGAAAAGGGTGACGTTAATCCAACAACGCTTGGGAAAATGCACAATGATCCGAATAGTCCATTCCGCCTTATTACCAACGCGGCAGGATCTCTTTTCAACACCAATAGCCCTGCAGCAACCAAAGCGCTGTTTGATATGTTCCGCGTGGCGACGGGAGCGCCTAAGACGCCAAACTTTACTGGAAACCTAATCGGCTACACTAACGCTGCGACCATCGATGTATGGGCCGCACGCCATTTGCGCAGACTTGCCGGGCTAAGTCGTATTCCGCCACCTGTCGAAAGCGGTGTGACGGGCGCGCACTTGAAAGGCTCTACGCTTGAACAGCCGAATATCAGCGGTGAGTTTGGTTTTGGTCAAAGGGTCATGGCGGGGGCAGCGGATGAGGTAAACAAACAGGGCATCATAAGTTCAGTTGCGCCAAATCTACAAGATATGAACCCAGATGACCTCCAAGCCGTTGCTTGGTTTATTGAAAAAGAGCGCTGGACACAGAACGGTTGGACTACCAAAGCAGGGGAAGGCGGTTCATTCGAATTTGAATCGTCTTTGGCCGGGGCCTCAGATCCGGCTTTAGCAAAAACATTACGCAGAAGAGTGACAGAAAGTTTCAAGCCGCCATTGATACGAAAAAATGAAACCGAAGCCGCATAT